ACCTTACGTAACAGGTATTCGACTACAGATAATTGTCATCCTAGAAGTTTATTCTTGCTAGGTCAAGATGGCAAGCACTCCGGCCCACCCGCGACACTGTCGCGCCTCGCGTCGACGGACCATTGACACAGTCCGACGTGCGCTAAACACTTGGTGTCACTGCTACCACCAGAAGCGGATCAAGTTTAGACCCAGCTCTCAGAGCTGTTCTGATCTTGCATCCGAAGTAAAGGAGTTACTGGCTAACTGTCCTTCTCTCGTCGAAGAGGAGAGGATGGCTTTCCAGAGTATAAAAAAACTCCTTCCGGATTCTTGCAAGTGCATGAACGAATCGCTTCTGGACCGTTTGATGGAGGGTGTGGTCCGCCCTCCTCGGAATTTGCCTTGTGGGTACCTTCGATTCGTCGAGAAGGAGGCTAGGAGGATGTTTCCTCCTTGTTGGGACACAATGTATCGTGAGCATTGCTACACGACGTCCCCGCCTCTTTCTTCGACCCTCGAGAATTCTCGCCTAGATGGAGGAGGTCTTGCGACCGAATCCTGCCAAGCTGAGTTTCTTTCTGAGGTTCTTGGTACCGCCCCCCTATCCGACCCTTCGCACGTAGCAAAACCTATGGTGGTTCAATCTGCTGGGAAGCCCCGACCTTTGACAAAGTTTTCGGAGCAGACCCTACTTTTGAAGCCACTTCACAAGTCTCTATACAGTCACATCTCTAAAAAGGCGTGGCTGTGTAGGGGTGAGCTTAGTGCGGAGAAGCTGGACGCGGCAGGCTTCAAGCGCGGTTTTGGCAATTTGGTGAGCGGCGACTACAAGTCGGCCACCGACAATTTGCCGCTGGAGGTCGCGGAGGCGATTTTGCGGGTTGCGCTTTTTAACGCGACGAGAGTCCCTGAGGGGATTTCCTCGTACGCGGAAAGAATTTTGCGCCCGCTTTTTCGCTACCGCGGCGAGTTTGTCGAGGTAACTTCTGGTCAACAGATGGGATCGCTTCTCAGCTTTCCTTTACTGTGTATCCAGAATTACATCGCCTTTCGTTGGGCAGTGAGGAGACACTTCGGCAGTAGAGATGCTGAACCGAAGATCCCCGTGCTTATAAATGGCGACGACATTCTCTTCCAGTGTGAGGATCCAACCTTCTATGGTTCGTGGATCGAGGTTGTCGGAAAGGTCGGCCTGGAGGTCGAGCGTACAAAAACCAGCGTCGCCGAGGACTATGGTTCCCTGAATTCAACTCTTTTGAGATAAATCGGGGTTCCTTAGGATAGTCCCGACGCTCAGGTTTGGTATGCTGCGTACCCAGCCGTTTGCCAATGCTTTGCCCCGCGGCCTCCAGCAGTTCGCTATGCCTGGGCTCCCCGTCGACGTTCGCTATAGAGCGGGCGTCGAGTTTGTTCGTTGGCACCTCCCTACGATTCTCCGTACTAACCTGGCTCCTAATGAGCTCGGATTTTCCGGACGTTTCGCTTGGAGGGTCCTTCACAAAGGGGGAGCCCTTAAGGCTGTGCTTGAACAGCTGGAGGTTGAACCCACGCGCGAATTATCTCGACGCCTCCCGGCCCTTCCTACTCCACACAACGTCATTATGACGTCTAGTGATGTAAGTTGGGTCCCGTCTTTGACGGAAGAGGAGGCGCTTATTAATGCGCGTGAGCTTGCCGCGTGGAAGTGGCGGAAGGTCGGCACCTTCGAGTTGGAAGTGAAGTCTCGTGTGCTTCGTTACTGGCTGGGGCTTTCGCGCCCGGCCGTAGACGTCGCACGACTCGTCCGTCTCGAGGATCGTCGGCATTTGGGGGTTGGTACTGCCGATCAGTACCAGAGGGTGAAGAAGGCGTACTTCGCGCCTCGGAGTGTTCCGGAGAAGCTCGTCTTTCTTATGAAAGGCATTGAGCGACTCCCCACTTACGACGAGGCAGTGCGTAGTAGCGACACGGTGGTCGACCGTGCAGAAGAAAAGGACCAGGGTCCCTCTGAATTTGACAATAAAGAGGACCGCGACTGGTATCTGCACGAGTTGGCGAGCGTTCGTTTCCGTTGACGCGACACAGCAGTGTCGCGCAGGGCGATCACTCGAGCCGACAAGACTCGCGTGTTGTTGTTTCTCTCCGCCATTATGACGCGG